GCAAACTTCATTGCCCCATAGAAGAACATTCCCAGTCCGGCCAGAATCAGTAGGATTCCGAAACCGTTAATCATTGAATAATACCAGTCCGTGTCAGGCGTTGACGGCTGGTTATTGGCAGTGGCTGATATATCGCCACCCAGTAACGCGACAATCGGACCTGCTACAAGAATTACACCAGCTGCTGTTTTGCTCATGACCACTCTCCTAAAAGTGTGAAGCCACATTACCACACCATAGCATATCACCGCCAGTAATCTTTGCCAATTTCACCGCAGTGGCACGACACTGCAGGCATGGCAACACCCGCATCATTGCTGGCACAGATTGACGCAGCGATCGAAGCACTGCTGACCGGCGGTGCGTCATCGTACTCGATCGGATCCCGCACAGTAACCGCACTCGACCTGTCAACGCTGTTTGAACAGCGAAACATGTTACAGACGCAGGTTGACCGCGAATCAGGCGGCGGAATGTTTCGCCTCGCCAAGATGCAGAGGACCAGTCGATGATTGGTTCCACCATCGATCGCATCGTGGGAATGCTGTCACCGGCAGCCGGTGTACGTCGCACAATGCAGCGGCGCACGCTTGAACGCATGTATGCGGGGGCGGAAGCCAATCGGCTGACGAACAATAAAAAACCCCGCAACCAGTCAGCAGACAGCGAGCTTCTCGGCCCATTCGGAGCAGACGCACTGCGGGCGTGGTCCCGTGCTCTGGTTCGAGACAATGCGTATGCCTGGGGCGTTGTCGATACCATTGTCAGTTCAGTGGTTGGTTGCGGTATCACTGCTCAATCTCAGGTGGAAACGCCTGAAGGCACTGACATTGAGGACGTGAACGAATCACGCGACAAGGTTTGGTCGGAATGGTGCGAGGTCTGCGACGTCAACGGACGGTTGAATTTTGCAGAGATCCAGCAGCTCGCACAGCGTGAAATGGTTGAGGCCGGTGAAGTCCTGATTCATCTGGTTAAAACTCCGTCGCTCAAGTATCGCGGAATCTATCGCCCGGTGCCCCTTGCGATCGAATTGATTGAAGCCGACAGACTCGCGACTGAGAAGGACACATACAAGGTCCGCAGCACAGACGGAAACCGCATCACGCGGGGTGTGGAACTGGATGAACTCGGCAAGCCGTTAGCGTACTGGATCTATCCGGAGCATCCGAACGGACCATACACGACCGGACGTCAAGAACCGGAACGAATCGACGCGAAAGACATTTTGCATTTGTACCGGATGGACCGTATCGGGCAGACTCGCGGCGTGTCGTGGTTTGCTCCTGTCATGTCATGGCTGCGGGATCTCGGCGTATACGTCGATAACGAAATTCAGGCTTCCGCAGTCGCCTCTTGTTTCGGTATCGCCATCAAAACAAATGGCCGTCCCGGTGCGGGGCTGATGCCGTCGACCGATTCCGAATCAACCGACATAAACGGCAACCGGCTGGAGTATCTCGAACCGGCGATGGTCACCTATTTAAACGAAGGTGAATCCATTGAGTCAATCAATCCTGGTCGACCAAACTCAGCATCCGAGCCGTGGATTAACCTCATGCTGCGAGGAATCAGCGTCGGCACGGGGCTGAGTTACGAAGTCGTCTCCCGCAACTACAGCGGCACCAGTTACAGCAGCAGCCGTACAAGCATGCTGGAAGATCGTCGACGTTTTCGCCGATGGCAAAAATACATGGTGCAGCACTGCTGCCAGCCGGTTTGGGATCGATTCAATGATCAGGCCGCGACGGCTGGCGTGGATGGCTTTGCCTCGATGACAGACATTCTGGCCGACCGCCGAACGTCAACGGCTGTCGAATGGCAGACCCCGGCATGGGAATGGGTGGACCCACAGAGCGAGCAGTCAGCGTCGGATTCCGCACTGACGTCATTCCAGAGCACATACCAGGACGAACTTGGACAACGTGGCAAGAACTGGCGGAACGTGTTCTACCAGCGAGCCAAAGAGGAAAAACTGAAGCGATCTCTGGGACTTGTTACGGCAGACATGGCGAACGTGGAAGCTGCTCAGGCAGAAGCTCAGCAGTTATCCGCCACTGGCGCAGCAGCGATCGCGGATACCACAGCGAATCAACCGACCGGCGAAATGTCTGACATGTCGCGGCTGCAGTGGGGTAGAAATCGTAAAGCGATCGAGGACATCCTTGCTGAACTGATCGCAGGCACTGCAACCGAGACCAAGGCACGAGTGTTTTTGCAGACACTGGGGCTGACAGAAGCGACTGCGAGTGCCCTGATTACTGATGCACTGGACGGCACTGTTGACACAGACCTGACTCAGGTTCCTGAAACGGAGATGGCAGCGGATGCCACGTAAGCCGGGAAAACTTCCAACAATACCGAAAGCGAAACGCACAAGCGTTGTTCTGCGCTCGGTCGGGTACGGAAACGGTGTATCTGATGTGGTGATCGCCACAGAGACCCCGGTACGGCGTTACGACGAAGAGCGTGGCTATGTAATCAGCGAAGTACTGCTGATGGAAGGCGTTGTTCTCCGCACCAATCAAGCACAGATCCCGATTGTTGATTCTCACGATGATTCCACGGTGCGGAACATTTTCGGAAGCGTTCGCAGTCTGCAGGTGGTCAATGGCGAGTTACACGGAACCCCCAGTTTCGCCAGTGATCCGGAAGCTCAGTTGATTTGCCAGCGAATGAATGAAGGGCACATCACTGACTTTTCAATCACCGCTCTGCCTCTTGAATCACTGTTTATTCCTCACGGCAAGTCCTTCACGACAAGTCGCGGGGCTGTCATCGATGGTCCGGCAGTTATCCACACGCGATGGCAGCCGCATAACGCTTCGATCTGTGCCACTGGTGCGGACGAACTTTCCACAGTACGCAGGTCATATACAGACCTCGAAAGAAAGGTTGAGAGAATGGACGAGGCACTGTTGAGCCAGCTTACGGCAATGGGACTTCCTGAAGGCATGGTCGACCCGAATCAGATTCTGTCCTGGGTGGTTGGCAAGATGAAACCCGACACTGAGCCGGAAACAGAAGACATGGTTGAAAACGCCATGACCGAAGATCCCGCAAAAAAAGTAATGGCAGCCGATTCCGCAGCAGCACCAGCGAGCGAAGCCGCACCAGCTGCTGCAACTGAAGAGGATCCAAAGACTGTGGAAAAGTCCATCGCACGAGCCATTCAGGCTTACGCGAAGGCAGACCAGACCCGGCGCAAAGAAATTCAGGCGTTGTGTTCTCAGCACAAAATCGAACGATCGTTTGCCGACTCGCTCTGCGATGAAGGCATTGACCTCAACACAGCACGAGCAAGGATACTTCAAAAAATGGCAACAGCACCGATTGGACAGAGTTCCGACAGAGTGGCATTAACCGAATCCGCTGACGACAAGTTGTTTGCAGCGGCCAGAGATGGCCTGATCATGCGAACGTTCCGACAGGGCGGGATTCGCAGTACCGCAGTAGCGACTCCGGCTGTCGGGCATCAGGACTTCGTCAACATGAAACTCAGCCGCATGGCTGAAATGTACGCCGAAAAGATGGGCTGCGATGTTCGCCGGATGGCTCCGAAAGACATCGCACTTGTGGCAATGGGTCACCCAGGGTCGATGAACCGGTTCCGAATCCAGCGAGATGCGTACCACACGACCGGCAGCTTTGCCAATCTCCTGCTGGATGCGGCAAACAAAACGCTTCTGGCTGGCTACGAGGAAGCTCCATACACCTGGTCAATGTGGGCACGGGATGCCGGTACGACCAGTGACTTCAAGACACTGAATCGAATTCGCTTCAGTGAAATGGGGACACCGGAAATGGTTCCGGAGGGCAGCTCATATCCTGATGCGTCGATGAGCGACGCGAAGGAATCCTACAAGGTCAACAAATATGGCAACATGTTTACCATCACTTGGGAAACTGTTGTTAATGATGATTTGGATGCCATCAGCCGTATTCCTGCCATGCAGGGTGCAGCATGCCGTCGCCTGCAAAATCAGGCAGTATACGGTGTATTGACTGCCAATGCAGCAATGGCCGATACAGGGTTGCTGTTCAACGCGACGGCACAGACAACGGCTGGCGGTCACGCCAACTATGCGACTGGTGCAGGTGCTCCGGCTGTCGGAACGCTGAACACTGCGTACATCAGCATGATGACGAAGAAGGGCCTTCGTTCGGACGTGATCCTGAATATTCAGCCAGCCTTCCTGATCGTTCCTGCAGCAATCAGTGCAACCGCACTGCAGTTGATCGGTTCGATTGCTGATCCGTCTGTGGGTGGTTCTGCCGCTGGCAACAGCAACACGAAGAACATCTACGGGCCAAACGGAGACCGACCGCTGAAGGTTATCGTTGAGCCACTGCTCGACGCCAACAGTTCAACGGCATGGTACCTGGCAGCGAACAACAGCCAGGTCGACACCGTTGAGATTACGTTTTTGGAAGGCGAGCAGTCCCCAGTTCTCGAATCTGAATGGGACTTCGACAAAGACGTCTACAAAAACAAGGTTCGTCAAACGTTTGGCGTTGCAGCGATCGACTACCGAGGGCTGTACAAGCACAACGGGGCGTGATCGATTGATTCGTGAACTTGCCCGGCTGGCTGTGTAGTCAGCCGGGCTTTATGAAAGCATCTCCACAACGTAGCGGAATGCGATGACCGTTGTTTGTAAAGGAATAGATCATGGCTGGTATTCAGGATTTTGTCGAATGGTATGATGATTTTCTTGGGCCGCAGACAGTACTCGCGTCCCCAGTGGGAAGTGATCAGTGGGATTTAGTCGTCACTGGCACAACGCCAACAGCAACGGTCGGCGGAATCAATGGCGAGTTGACGCTCGCAAATTCATCTGCAACGGAAATACAGAATTGCTGCGTCTTCACGAGCGACATTCTGAACTATGACATTGACCTGATTCAGCGGGCTGAATTTCGCGTCAAGTTTACTGCTCAGACGGGTGGTACATGCGACTCAACAACTTCGATCGCGTTTGGTTTGGCCAGTGCCCGCGCCGACGCAATTGATAACATTGCTTCACATGCGTTGTTTCGCATTATCGGCAGCAACGCGATCGTCTGCGAAACAGATGACGCGGTCACCGACCGAGACGACGTCGCCACCGGAGTCAGTTTCGTCAGCGGCGTTTATCGCAAATTCGTGATTGATTTCACGGGCGGGAAGTCAGACGTCAAATTTTATATCGACGGTGTGCGAGTGGCAGCGTCCACGACCTTCACGATGGCAAACTACACCGCAGGGTTTCAGCCATATTTTCAGATTCAGAAAACGTCGGACAACAACACCGATGCGTTTTCTGTCGACTATATCAAGATCGTTTCGAAGCGAAATTGATATGAGTCTCGCAGGACGGATTGTAACTGATGCGGGAACGGTGTTTCTCAACAGCGATCATTTTGCTGAAACAGTGACATACCACCCGCATCGATTCCACACTGCTGCGGTACGACAGCCAAGAACAATCAAGGCTGTCGTCATCCGCAATCAGGTGGCCACGTTCAATCCGGACGAGCAGATCCTTACTGAATTTGAGGTGCGAGTTGCGAATAACGTCACGACCGGAATCACGAGTGCAGAACTCGATACCGGTGGTGATCAGATCGAACTTGCACCACGTATCGGCGAAACAGCTCGGAAGGTATCGGTACAGATGCTGACCGAACACGACGAGGGAATGCTGGTGCTGATATGTCGGTGATCATTGAAAAACCAATCGTCACAAAAATCTCTGATGAGATTTTCACACGGCTGGAAGCATTGATCACAGAACCAAACGACGCATTCACGTTCACCAACGTGGTGCGTCCTACGAAGATTGCCACGTACACGCCGGCACACGGCTTGATTGTGTTGACTCGCGGAGAAATCACACGAGTGACGGATTTGGACTGCCCCGGAAATCCTCCGGCGATTGCATATCAGCAGACGTTTTTGGTGCGGGTACACATCGCTCCCAGCGAAAAAGACCCGACGCCAGTGGAACTGTACGAGGACGTAGCAGAGGCTGCGATTCACAAAGCCATCAGAACATCAGGCACATGGCACACGTTCGACGGCAATGCGATCAATGCAGACTTCGGGCCACAGATCACAGCAACGTCTGATGGTGGATATGAGGGTATTGCAGTTCCAGTAATTGTGACGTTTCGAGTGTCCGAGGGTGATCCGTACACGGTACGCAACTAATGCTGGCAATTGAAATCGATCAGAACCAATTGCAGAAGCTCGCGACGGCATCGGCTAGCGTTGGCAAGAAGATGAAGAAGGAACTGGCTGCAGCAATCAATCAGGTAAGCAAAAAAACGAAGCTGGAAATGGGTCGCGGCATTCGGGCTACGGTTAACTTGAAAAAAGAGGAATCAGAAAAGCCGTTGAGTATTCGAGCGAGTGCGACGGAGCAAAACCTGTCGGCTGTCGTGTCTCTGAAAAAAACACCACGACTGGGGCTGCGGCACTTTGGAGCGAAGCAGGATAAACGCGGCGTAAGTTACAAAATCAGCAAAACTGGCGGGCGAAAACGTCTCAACGGGGCGTTTATGGGACCAAAGCCCGGTGTTATAAAAGTCAGTTGGAAAGGGAATGTTTTCATGCGTGAAGGGGCGGCGGTCAAAATGACTAAGGGTCGCCATCGCGGACGCATGAGACAGCCGATTGTACAGAAGCGGGGCGTGTCAGCCTGGGGCGCATACGTCAAAAACAGTTTAGCGGCACCACAAGCAAAAGTTGTCGAAGCGGAACTGAGATATCAAATCGATCGTCGTATCAACCTAAACCTGCTTAAAGCAAGTGGTCTCGTCAAAACATAAGGGAAAGAACTCATGCCATTGCTACGACGTCGCGCGGTATTCGCTGCAAAGACGGAAACGACGATTGGAACAGCCGAATCATTGACCGGTGCTGAAGGCGTTTACAACGCTCGAGACTTCATGATTCAGCCCAACGTCGCATTTACTCGGCGTGAAGGTCAGGGCGGGTTTAACTACCTGACCAGCATTGCCGAAGGCATGACAGGCACCTGCACCATCATTCACGATCTTACGTACAACGGAACGGATATTCCCAATTGGGCCAGTGTCCTGCTGCCAGCGTGTGGGTGGGTCGATACGGCTGGGGTGTTCTCGCCTGTATCAGCTGGACCCGGTGCAAACGTCAAAACGCTGACCATCGGCCACTACAAAGACGGCAAACGCACGCTGTTGTCCGGTGCAATGGGCACGTGGAAAATAGTTTGCCCGACTGGCAAGGTTGCTTACATTGAGTTTACTTTCACGGGCAAATACTCCAGCAACGAAACAGACACAGCCCTCATTGCACCGACCTATCCAACAGTTTCGCCGCTGCGATTTGCAGCCGGTGCTCTGACATGGAACAGCGTAGCACTGTGTACGTCGAACGTCGAAGTAGACGCAGGCAACAGCGTGATCATGCGGGAATGTGTCAACGCTACCGACCGTTCTGGATACGTGTCTGCTCTGGTCACAAACCGGGCACCAGTGATCACCGCAGATCCAGAGTCGGAACTGGTAGCCACTCAGGACCGTGACTCACTGTGGCTCACGTCATCCGCTCAGGCATTCTCGATGCGAGTCGGCACCACCGGAACATCGATCACGATCGCAGCACCGAAAGCCCAGCTGGAAAATAAACAGCAGGGCAATCGCTCGGACATGATGGTCGACAACCTCACATGGCTGGCGACTCAGGGCAGCAGTGCAGACACAGAACTCACAATCACTTTTGACTAATGGAAACGTATGCCGATTTCACTCGAACCGGGTCAGCAGTACCCCATTGTTCTGGACACCGACAAAGACAAGCCAGCAGACAGCAGGCCAACGTTCTTTGCCAAATCGCAATCGATGCGGGGTCAGCAGTCTATCGGGACTGTGTTGGATTTGTGGACGAACAATGACGAACTGACGATTGAGGAACTGTTCGACGAAACGTGCAAAGTTCTCGAAGGCGTGGTGGTCGGCTGGAAGCACATGAGCGGCATCGAGTTTACTCCTGATGCCATTCGGGACGTGTTGACCTATGGCGAGGCGAGGGAGCTACTTCGGAAGGTCATGTACAACCAGCACATCACACAGGACGAAAAAAAAAGTATAGAGTAGCGGCACTGATACGGGGCGGAATGATCTGTAGAAGTTGCACCCGTGGTCAGTGTCGAGACGTCAGCGAAAAACCAAACCTGCTGGAAATCGAATGCCCGTCATGCAACGGTGGCGGATGCGAAGACTGTCAGGACGGAGTGTTTACTGTTGAGGGATGCCCGAACTCGTTTTGTCGATCGATTGTGACGTCAATTGATCTGATTGACCTGTTCGGAAAAGGGATGCCTCCAATAACCGGCGGCGTGTTGGATCAGTCGGCAAGTTTCGTTGAAGCGGTCCAGTTCTTCGAATCGGAAGAAAGAAAAGTCGCGAATGACCGAAGCAGTCGAAATACTTATCAAGGCTGACGATCAGGCGTCGCAGAAGTTCGCGACGACTGCGGAAAACATGGACAAGTCACTCAAGCGAGTGAATCAAATCCTGTCCGGTCTCGAAGAACCTGCCGACAGGTATGCCAAACAACTGGAAGAACTGAACCAGTTGCACCGTGACGGTGCGTTGTCTGCGGAACAGTTTGCAGCCGCTCAAGACAAAATCAGCGGCAAGATGAACAACACCGGCGCAGCCATGAAGGACGTGGGCGGCAACGCAAAGAAAACAACCGAGCTTGTCGGAACTCTGGCACAGTTAACCGGAAACACAGAACTCGGCAACTTCGCCTCTCAACTGGCTGGAGCAACTGAAAAGATCAGTTCTTTCGGTGAAGTCTCGAAAGCCGGTAAAGCCGGGGCACTTGCATTCAAAGTCGGCCTAGTCGCACTGGCCGCCACGATCGGTTCCGCAATCGGTAAAGCAATCGGCGATGTGATTTTTGAGACAAAGAAATTCACCCGCGAACTGGAACGAGCAAAAGAAGCATCCAAAGAACTGGAAGACCGGCTTCAGAAAACTCGCTCTGTAATGATGGAGAACGCGAAAGAGGATATTGAACTCATTCGCGATCCGGACAAGAAACGAGCGGAGTATAAAGCGTTACTAGACACGCTGAACAAAGACATTGACGCAGTCAGTAAAAACGTGACCGTGTCGCAAAAGGCTGTCGACGACTGGGCGGACGCCTGGCAGGTCACGGGCAACCGCAAAGAGTACGCGAAGCAGGCTCAGGAACAGCTGGAGAACGACAAAGCCCGGCTGGCAGCACTTCGCGATGAACGCGACGAACTGCAGAAGATTACGTCGGAGCGTACTCGGCAGAACGAGGAACTCGCCAAGGCAAACGAAGCGAAAGACAAATCAGAGGCGTATATAGCCCAACTGAAGCAGGAAGTAGAATACCTCGCAGCCACTAAAGAAGAACAGTTGTTGCTCGATGCCGCTCGCAACACAACGATTGAAGATCGTGGAGAAGCCGAACGGCTGCTGAAAGAACGCGACGCGATTCTGGCCAAGGCTGAAGCGCAGAAGGAGCTTGAGGAAGCGCAGAAGCGTGTTGAAGAGGAGCGAGCCAAAGCAGCAGAGAAAGCGATTCAGGACGCGCAGCGGGAACGCGATCGGATTGAGGGCATTGTCCGCACGGAAAACGAACGGCTTGCGTTGCGTGCTTTGGAATTAGAGCAGGGCAAAGAGGCAGCAAAAGTGCAGGCGTTAATTGCACAGGGCGTCGAAGATGCAGCAGCGAAGCAGATCGCGGCCACTGAATCGGCATTGCAGGCCAAAGAGGATAAAGCGAAAGCCGAAGAGACCAACGCACAGGAAGCGGCCAAAGAAAAGCAACGGATTGCTGATCTCGTCAAAGCAGAACAGGAACGGCTGGCACTCAAAAAACTGGAAGCTGAACAAGGCAAGGAAGCCGCGAAGGCTCAGGCGTTAATCAATCAGGGCGTCGACGAAGCCACCGCGAAAAAACTCGCTGCTGCCGAAGCGGAAATGGAAAAAGAAAAGACGCCACTGCAGAAACCTAAAGAAACCGGGCCACTAATGGCCAGTGAATCGCGATTGCTGACGAGTGGCAAGAACTCTGACCCGATGGATAAGACAAACAAGATTTTGGAGCAGACGCAGAAACACACACAGGAACTCGCAAAATTCAACGCTCAGCAATTGGAACTGCAACAAAAGATCGCTGAGAACACAGCCAAAGGTTCAAAATTGGTGGCTGTGTCATGAGCGTTATCAACGTCACACAAATGTGGTCTAAAACCGGTGGAAGTTTCTCCACCGAAAACTTCAGCGCTTTTTCCGCGAAATACCAGATCACCGAGGCGTATCAGGTCCTCTGTGAGATTGGTGATGATATTAGTGTGCCAGTCACAGCAGTTGGAATTCCATCATTTGGCGAACAGCATCCGAGCGGTGCTTTTGCCTACGTCAAAGGATACAACGCGACTCCGCTCGGGCCTACGCTGTGGGTTGTCACCGTCACTTACGAGGGCGTTCCAGATCCCGCATTTGTAACGGAAGTTGTCGATGTGGAATGGTCAGACGTCACATCGACCGAACCGATCGACAGAGACTTCGACGGCAAGGCAATCGTGACCGTCAATAAGGAAAAAGTCGAAGGTCTGACGATGGAGATAGCAGATCAGACCTGCGTCATCCGCCGGCGATTCAACACGATCAACACTTACGCGATTTCTGCATACAGACACGCGACGAACTCAGACACGTTTCTCGGATGGCCTCCAGGCACAGCAAGACTGGTTGGGTTCTCCGCAAAAAGCCAGTTTTCTTACGGTGCACCACAGGGCGGATGGGACGTAACGGCACGGATCCAGTTCCGGGCTCCATTGGCTGGAGCCACAGCGGCGCAGGCATGGTACAAACGATGGACGCATGAAGGGTACTACGTGAAAATCGGTAGTGATGTTCGCAGAGCAACCGATGATCAGGGTGTTGATACTGCCAAACCGGTGCTGCTGAAAGCGGACGGAACCCGCGAAACAAACACCGACACACCGCTTTTCAAATATACAAAAGTTTACGGTTCATTGCCGTACGACGCTTTAGGATTATTGTGATGGCCAACTCAGTGCGCACATTGTTTCGTCTCGACTGGTACGAAGATAACGCACTGTCGAGAAGCATTCCGTCCAAACAAAAAACCATCGAGACCACCAGCGGGCTGGTGTTTGACGCGACTCAGGTGATCGGCACAACGCACGAAGTGCTTGCCGTAGGCGACGTGACTGACGATGCTGTTTTAGTAGTCGAAAATCTTCACGCCACGGCACTGGTGCAAATTGGAATTGATGACGCATCGGTTTTCGTTCCAGTGATCGACATTCCCGCCGGATATCCCGCCGCAGTGCTTCCGATCGCGTCTAGCCTCGCGGGCTTGTATTTAAAGTCTTCCGTAGCAAGTACGTCCGTGAGGGTGGCTGCATTTAAGATTGTCGCACCATGACGGAAGAGATTCCCGTATTGGCTGGCGAGCAGGCCCGGTTGATCTGGCAGGATTATTTACGTCGGACGCAGCAAGGAAATAGCGGCGGCGATAAAGGGCCACGACCGACCGGAACGCAGCCACCGATTGCGGTGATACTGGATGCGGCACTTGGCGTTGCTACGCATGCACTGACCGGTGCGACGTCGGCAATGGCTACTCGTTGCGATTGGTCCGTATCGGACGAGGAATATACTGAGGCACCTGACAGCGTACCACAGGTGAAAGTCTGGAACCACAGCGAATCGGACGAATACGAAATCAACACGTTCGGTAAAGCTGAATGGATTGACGGGCACTGGTGGTTCATGGGCGACTGCGGGCCGATGGCATCGAGGTAAACGATATGGCGTTTCGTGTCTGCTGTAGTTGCCGGGAATTCGATTACGTGAATGTTAAAGCATTCACAGCATCATCAGGCGTGTGGGCATGGGAGAAAAAAGCACTGGCGGTCATGTGCTCGCCAAACAATACCGTTAGAATTCTGCGACAACGCGAAACCTCCGGCTGGACGAATTCAGACACAGCGAACTTTGCCACAGATGGCGGGCTCGGTGTGCTCACCTTGAGACCCAGTGCAACCGTGAACACGGTGTGGACAACGAACACCGCAGCAAATATTGACGATGCGATCAGTCCGCCGTCCGGCACAGGTGACGGCTCAATCTGTCAGGCAGTTGGTCCAACGGACCACAACGATGAACAGCAATGGGCGGTGTCGGGCAGTTACACCGCAGGCACCAACGTCATCAAAGCAGTGTCAATATGGATGCTGGCAAAGAAGACGTTGACGACGAACTTCCAGCTCAGGCCGGTCGATTCGATAGTTGCAGAAGTGGTAACGCAGCCAACGGCTGGTAACGGAACGTTCACAACGTTTTCAACTACTTTGGGCTCAGACACGATTGTCAACACGTGGGAAATGGACACTGCTACGACAACGGCGGCACCCGTCAAAATCACGGTCTGGATATACTGCAGATTCGACAGCAACACAGACGGCACAATCAGCGGTATTCGGCTGCGATCCAATGGCACGTTTTACAGTCGCACGTTGACGGGCTTGCCTGCCGGTGGCTCGTGGGGTTGGTGCTACGCAGAATTCACTGAGACATTCAC